GCGCCTGCGTCTGGGTTGAGCGCGGACACGACAGTGTAGTCGTGCGCCATGCCAGTGGCGAACACTGGCGCCGACCGCATCAGCATCCACGGGGTCTCCGGCTGAGCTGCCGGCCCTGAGAACCCGAAGTTGCGCAGCGTGTCGCTGACGGCTTTGATGATGTCGCTCAACTGCACCACATACGGCCCGATGATTGGCACCCTCGTGAGCGGCATGAACCGTTGCCGAACCGTTGCGAGCACGGTGGACGGTTTGGTCTCGTCCACTGGAACCCCGGAATTCGCCTCAAACGGGGTGGGCATGTACCTCTCGACGTCGACCAACGCCATGGTCACAGTCACGTCCGGCGTAGCAGTCGGTGACCCGTCGGACGATGTGAGCGACAGGAGCTCGATGACGTTGAGCTGCATGGAATGGAGGTTATAAGCCGACGTGCTGTTCAACCCCACAATATGCCCCGGCGCGTAAATGGGGGCTTCCAAGCACACACGATCGCACACCGCCACGTCGAGGATGCCAGAGCAGTCGTGTGAGACCACCTGGTTGAGCGTCCACGCACTGCCGCTCCCGGCCGGGAGCGATGGCGACAGCGAACACACAAGAGCTCCGAAGTAGGTCGGGGGCAGAGACACCGTGACGGTGACTCGCAACTTGCCCCGGATGCCGAAGAAGTTGAGGCGCGAGTTGACGACGGCGTTGTTGTTGATGAGCTGAGCTGGGTACATGGACACGACCACACCGCTCGACCAATTGAACGACGAGTTCAGGACTCCGCGATTGAGCCAAATGCTCTCCTCCAGGTAAGCACCCGGGAGGGGTCGCACAGTCGCAGGAATGACCGAGCACGACTGCCCGGGCACATCCTGGAACGTCATCATCTCCATCGACTCAGAGACGCCACATGTGTCCTCCGGCTCACACGCCGCACTGACACTCTCAGTGGCGCCCACGTTGGTCGCTCGAACGCCTGAGTTGGCGGTGATGGCCCCGCAGCGGCACCTCCCGCGTGCGTACTTCTCCACCTCCTCCAGTGGCTCACCCCACAACGACAGCCGGTTGTTGTCAAAATCATCAATGAGCACGTCGTAGCTCACGCGCGCGAACGGTACCCCGATGGACGCGGCCGCCTTCGCCGCGTTGTCTTGTGCCTGCTCGTACTCGCGCCGCCCGTGCATGAACATCTCCCGCTGGAACGTCTTTAGAAGCTCGAAGTGTGCCGGCCCCTCTGCCAGCGCGCTATCGCTCGCGCGCCATTGGAGCATCTTCGACATGCTCTTCTTCGCCAGCGGTGCGAACAGACGGCCATCTTCCGCATGGAATCTCCTCTTGTAAAATGTGAGCTCCTCCAGCGCGCACACTTTGGGGGGCCCCGTCTTCGCATCGTCCGTGAACGTGTATCCCAGCTTCTCAAGCTCGGCGGAAAAGCGATCTCCCCTGAACGGACAGAGGTCACGCCCGATCCTCCCCGCTAGGTCGTCTCCACCGTGCATCGACTGGACAAGCTCCCCGACGGTGTCATCGTCGAAATGACGCACCCAGTCCACTTCCGGGTACGCCAACACCAGCCCGAGCATGAACAAGAAGAAGCTGAAGAAGGACTGCACATCCGCCGTGCCGAACGCACCCGACGGGAACCCACCCCGCGCAAGGTGCAACTCGCCTTTATACACTAGGACAGCGTTGGCCAACGACCAATAGGCCGCAACAGCGGCCCGCACGCACTCCTCCGTCGTGTATATGAGACGCGCGGTGAACTCAATCAACCGCGCACCCAGCTCCTTGATGGCGATGCCATGCGAATCGTCGAAATGGCGAGCGTCACCGTCCAGATACTCACCGTCCACGACACGACCCAAACGGTCCAAGTACTTCTTCCAATCGGGCCCCCCTGGGTTGCGACCTATGAACGAACCGAACTCTGGCACAGCACGCCAAATGGCGAAGACCCGCGCAAGGAAGCGCCGTCCCGCCGAGTTGTTCTCCACGGGCAGGTTGCGGATCGTCCGGGCAAACGGCTTGTTGGTACCGCGGACTTCATTCATCTTGGCCCTGAGTTGCGTGACAGTGGGCCACGCATGGCCCTGACGGTAGGCTTCCGACACCCGCTCGATCTCCATCATGACGTCCGCCTTGAACAGCACGCCCTGGGGGAAGTGCTCGCATGGGCTAGACACCGTATTCGCCCGCTTCGTCCCAGTGCGGTTGAGACCGCCCATCGACGTGTTCAAGTTGAGCCGCTTGACACGACCCTCGGCCGCTCCATTGACGCTCTCACGCGCCGTCAGCGGCTCAGTGGTGTAGGCCTTGACATGGCGCGCCACGCACTTCTCCGCGTAGCGCATCACCACTTCAACCTGCGGCTGATCCCACAGCGTGTTGAGGCCCGTGTCGACATTCTCCACGAACTCACGCGCCATTCCCGTGCCACCCTCCACATGTGGCACGTGGACGGTTTTCTCGGTGGGCTTGATGAAATCGTAACCGAACCCTTCCCACGTTCGGACGAGGGCCTGGAACTTCGTCGGGATCATCTTGCACTTCTCCTGGGGGGAAATCTCGGGTAACACGTGGCCAATGTACTCCAAAGCCGGCGTCTTGAACCACCACGCAATGCTCTTCGCATGCGGTTCATCATACACGAGGCGGGCCCCCGAGTTGGCCACCGCCACCTCAAGGATGCTCCTGTCGACATGCGGCCTGATCAGGCTGTTGAGCGTACGCTCCATCTGGGGCGTGATCGCCGGGAACAACGAGCACCCATGGGCGAAATTGGTCCCCGCTAACACCGCAAAGCAGTACCACCCCTTCTCGTCACGCCTCAGCATCAGGGACCCGCAGGCCGTGTGACCGACCACCACCTGCGCCTCAAAGGCGGGAGCTCCCTCTCCAAAGTTCTTGCTCGTGTCTTTCCGCACCCAACCGTCGTGCTGGGTGCCGACAAAGACAGCAAACGGCACTTCGATGGCCGAGGGGGGATCATAGTTGCAGGCGGTGACCAACCACGCGGGGCCGGTCGTCATGTCGCACTTGAACCGCACGTCCCGCACGACTGGCGCGAACGGGTCGTTGACCGCGACAATGTCAGAACCAAGGGTCACAATCCACCTCTCGCGCATGACCTCCGACTGCCCACCACGTGGCGCGCTCCCTCGGTACATCCGAGTCGTGCCTCCAAGGGCGTGGTAATAGTGCCCAACTGTGACACTATACCCACCAAGCGACACGCTCGAGTTCACCTCCTCGGGCCCCGTAGGGGTACGCCGCACGCACCGATAGAGCAAGTCCGTCGGTGGTGGGGCACCAGGCGACACCGCAATCGCCGGGCCCTTGAGGTACGCCTTTGCGGGGATGGGCTCCTTGCGCGTCGCGCGCATAATGGCCCATGTCGTGGCGATGACACCCACCACGATCCCAATGTGCGCAAGCATGCGCACAATCTTGCGACGCTTGTACTCCTTCCAGAAGAACAGCACGCCGAACGTCGCAGCAGCCACAGGGACGGTGAACCCCCGCGTCGTGTGCCGCCATCCCGGTGATCGAAGCAAGCTAGCGCGCACGCCCCACAAGAACGCAGAGGCCCTTTCCCAGCTGGTGGACGCCACACGCGTGGTCACCCACTCCAACACGACATCAGAGGAGTAGGCCAAGATCACATTCGCCGCCAAACCGCCAAGCACGAACGGGTTGAGCGTGACGCACGTGGCGAGCGCGAGCGAAACGCTAGCCAAAGCGGAGAACCACCCGACGACAGCACCGACGCTCTCCCCGGCGTGCGACGCCTCAAAGCTCGCCCTTACCCCGGAATTCGCCAAAGCGGGGCCTTCAAGCTGCCAATGCCACTCATAGGGGTCCTCCGGGCTCGCCACGCAGCCCTCACGACCGCAAGTGGCGCATCCATGATTCGCGCCTGCCGCATGCCTCTGGCGCGCCTCGCGGCCCTCCGCCAAACACCTAAGGCGCACCCGTTCGACGAACTCGCGGACACCCCCAGACCACGTCTCGACGGTGGTGCCAAGGCCACTGGCCTCGCCGGCCGACGCACGGGGGGTGTCATAACGGAACTCCGTCACAATGATGTCCTGATCGAAGTTGACTTCCTCACCATCAGCCATTCCACGCCGAAAGGCAAACTGGTATATGAACTTCGCGCGCCTAAAGAGTGCGGGATAATTCTTCGACCACAGTGGGAGGGATGTCAGCGAGTTCTCCGACTGCACCACCAACGTCGGTGTCACAGCTATCGCGCCCTTCATCTCGACGGCTGCTTGTGGGGCGAACGTCACATCAGCCCCAAGCGTGACGAGCAAATCGTGCATCCAAGTGTTGCCCGGGGTCGGCGAGACATGCCCCAGCCAGTCGTCGAACCAGATGGCCATGGTGCCCACACCGAAACCCGCCCAGAACTTGGGGTCACTGGGGGTATAGGCTCGCTCAAACGTCCCGTCTCCCGGGTTGACGCGCTCCACTGACGCGGACACCCAACGCCCCATGTTGGCTCTGATGACAGTGGTCTTGCCCGTACCTGGCGGCCCGACGATGAGCAAGTACACAGGCACAGGCTTCGAGAACGCCTCCGGCAATCGATCCACCGCCTCGGACGTCTTGAGCGCACGATCGAGCAGACGTGACCACGCCACCTCCTCACTGCTCTTCACCGCGGCTGCTTCCGCCTGTCCGGTCTTGATCGTCGCCAACACCACGTCGCGCTTGCGCCGAATCTCGGAAGGCGGCATACGCATGTCGACAAGGGCGGCCTCAAGCTGCGACAGTTCAATCATGGCAATGGCGGACTTCGACGCGACCGCTCTAAGAACCTCAGCGTCCCCCGTGATCACGTACTGCACCCATGACGCACTGTTGACGAACAATCCACCCATCAGGTGAAGCACGTCAGACCAATCGCGCCTAGTGTTGACCAGCCCACGCACGATGCGGACAAGACCCGGCATGTGGTCCTCCGACAGGAGGGTGCCATACCCACCGATGAGTGCGGCGAGCAGCGCGTTCATGTGCAACGCGTTCGCGGTGGCCGACCCGGCCTCGAGCATGCGACTGCCCAAACCGGATATGGCCACCGTAACCTCTGGGTTGAGGTTTGCGCGTTGAAGCGCCTGCGACAAACGCCCCGTGTTGGTGACACCCATGTCCCACCGCCTCGTGGTGGCGGCGATCAGCGCCGCTGCCGCACCGTCACTCGTGCAGGTCACGCCGGCTATCTTCTGGAGCTCGGCGTCTCGCGCGATGAAGTCGTCATTAGTCCCCGGGGCTTCGCCCAGCACCCGACTGACGAGATTCTCGACATACCGCGTGTAGCTCACACGGGGCGTGTCGACAATTTGCGCATCACTAGGACTCTCGTCGTCCGCACGGATCAAGTCCTGGAAGTAGTCGACCACCCCAGTCGCCTGCAGTTTCACAAACACTTCCAGCGGCGCATGCGACAAGTCCTTCAACAGAACCTTAGCCGCGATCGCGCACGAGAGCGCAGACCCATCACTGGCATACACACTCAAGACGAAGGTCACCGCGGCATCAATGAGCGACATGCCGGGGTAGTCGTACTGTAGGTCGCGCAGCTGGCGCAACACGTCAAGCATGGCATTGGAGCCACCGTTCGCTGTCAAGGGCTCGTCAAAGCCCATGTCCTTGATCTCCTCAAAAACGTAACTCGGGGCTGTTGGGGCCACCGTGGAATCTCCGTAGAGATCCACAGTCGGCCCCGTCGCAATGTATGAGAGGTCACATTGAGCACGAGAACCACTCGGGTTCTCATGCTTTGTGACCATGGTGCAGTAAAGCAGAACGCGATCGAGCGACCAAAGGTCACCAGTTGCCGACCTTTGTGGGCGGCGGAGAGACAGCCGAAGCTGCTCTTTTGAATCCCAACCCATCTCACGGAAGGTAGGTACTTCTGTCTCCGTCGCAGGTTATTCGGTATTCAGGAGGAGCACACTTAGTCGCCCCCCTACCCGGGTAAACGCCGATCAAAACCCACCCGCGTGTATGCGGGAATCGATCTAGTTAATCCAAGGAGTTTCGGTCCGGCAAGCCACGGAGCGTGTCGTGACAAAACCTTCAGCCCGCCCCAAACGTGGGACCCCATATAGAGACTAGAACGGCCCAAGCGGCCTAAAAAATGAAACGACTCAACAAATTTTTATACCTTCACCAGCGCATACACGCGCCTTAGAGGGGTTAGGTTTCATATATAAGAGTCGACCACACACAGTGGTTTTTATAAGAATTTTTGTACCCTCCGCCGACTAACAAGTTGATGTTCCGGAATATCCAAGGAGCCGCACTCCGAGGATCCACCGCAAGTAACGACTTATTACGGGAGGGAGTTTAACGATTTTTCATAAATATGCAATGTTGCAGAAAGAACATATCTAATCTATCGTACATCTCGTGGAAAACTTTTAAAAAGAAAACGGTCCACGAGACAACGCCTGGCTGCTACGCCAGGCG